ATGAATAAAGAAATAAAAGCATGAAACATTTAGAAGATACTCCTTGGTGGATTTGTGATCCTGAAGATACTAATTATTGTACTTATAGTGATACTGATTCAATTTATATGCATGCTGAACCTTTATTAAGGTTTAGACATAGCAATTTTGATGAAATGAGTGCTAGTGAAAAGGATGATGCTTTAGAAAGTATAGCAATGGATTATGAAAAACTTGTTACTAATTCTTATGATAAATTAGCTACAGATTGTTTTAATGCTAAGGGTAAACATAGATTAGAAATGAAAACTGAATGTGTTATTCGTTCAGCTTATTTTAGAGCAACAAGACGTTATGCACAGTGGATTACTAAACAAGAAGGTATTGTAAAAGAATCATTAGATGTTAAAGGGTTAGAATTTAAAAAAGCTAATTTTCCACCTGTATTAGGTAAATTTTTTCATAAAACATTAGTAGATGTTTTAAAGGGAGCTGAACAAAGTGAAATAGATAATAGAGTAAAAGAATTTAAAAAACAAATTCTTGATGGTTCTATTCAATTAACAGAATTAGGTAATCCAACATCTGTAAAAACATTAAATAAATATACTGAGCGTAAAGCTAGAGCTGGTGAAATGTTTACTGTTGTAGCTAAAGGTGCTCCTGCAGCTGTAAGAGCCGTTATTAGATATAATGATTTACTTAGATTTTGGGGTTTAAGTAATAAACATAGTTTAATTACGCAGGGTGATAAAGTTAAATGGATTTATCTAAAACCAAACCCATATCAAATTGATGCCATAGCATTTTTAGATTGGGATTTACCTGAAAAAATACGTACATTTATAGAACAAAATGCTGATAGGAAAAAAATATTTGAAAGTATTTTATTAAATAAATTAGAAGGATTTTATAATGATTTAGGTTGGACTCTAAATTTAAACCCATATAAAGAAATGTTTTTTAAATTTTAATATGAGTAAGAAAAAGGACAAACCAGATATGTTTGCTGAAAATAAGGCTATCATGCCTTATGGAGATAGTGTTGGTGCTCCTTCAATTCATCCTACTAACATATCAGCTTATAAACAAGAAAAAGTAATTAAAACAAATCATTATTTCGAAGCTCGATTTGATGAAATAAAAGAAGAATATAGAAAATTATTAGAAGCATATAAATGGAATGAATTAGTTTATAATAGTGATTTTAGATTTGAACCTATTAAAGGTAAAACTTACCATTTATATCAAAGAGGAGAAGATGAAACATTATTTTTATCATTAATAGGACCAGATGAGTGGAATCAAATTTATATAGGTTCCTTTAGATTAGATTCTGATGATAAATGGGATAAAATTAACTAAATATGAAAATATTAGGATTAACAGGAGGATTACATAGTGCTGGTTTAGCATATCTTGAAAATGGAGTACCTATATTTGCTTTTGAAGAAGAAAGATTTAATAGAATAAAGGCTTATAAAGATTTTTATGCTATGAAATTTAGGATGCCTTGGGAATGTGGTCAGCATGTATGGTATCATAAAAACTATGATTGGTTAAAATTAGATTATATTACATCTCATTATGATGCTGACGTAGCTGAAAAAATATGGAGAGGAATAGGTTTAGGACCTTTTCCTAGTGAAAAATATATTAAAATAAATCATCATTTAGGCCATTGTGCTTTAGCTTATTATTGTAGTGGTTTTGAAGAAGATACTTTTGTAGTATCAATTGATGCATCAGGTGAAAAATATTCTTGTAGAATGTATCTTGGTAAAGATGGGAATATGGATGAAATTAATAATATTCCTTTAACACATAAATCTTTAGGACATTATTATTCTATGCTTACTGAGTTTTTAGGTTTTAAAAGATTAAAAGATGAAGGTAAAATTGTAGGGTTATCATCTCATGGGGGTTATAGAAAAGAAGTTTATGATTGTTTTAATAAATGTATTACTATAAATGGTTTAAAAACTGATAAAGATAAAGGTAAAAAATATTTAGGAGGAATATATGAAGATTTTTACAGACTTTGGTTTGAAGAATTTGGTAGTAAATTTACACAATTTGATGAAGATATTGCATATAATGGTCAGTTAGTATTTGAAGAAAAAGTACTTGAATTATTTAATAATTTACATGAAAAGTATCCTAACATTAAAAAAATTGCTTTAGCTGGGGGTATATTTGCTAATGTAAAATTAAATAAAAGAATTAATGAATTAGATTGGGTTGATGAAGTATTTGTTGCACCACCTATGGGAGATGAAGGGTTACCATTAGGTTCAGCATTAGCAGTTCATAAATTAAAGAACCCAGACTTTAAACCATTTAGACTAAATGATATATTTTTAGGTACTTCTTACATAGATGTTGTTCATGATAAAGAAAAATTTAATTGTAGACCATATTCTCCTACACAATTAGCCTTTGATTTAAAAGAAGGTAAAGTAGTAGGATGGTTTCAAGATAGATATGAACATGGTCCTAGAGCACTTTGTAATAGAAGTATAATAGCAGATCCTAGTGTACCTGGGACCTATAAAAAAGTAAATGATAGACTGCAAAGAAATGACAATATGCCTTTTGCCCCTGTAGTACTTGATACTCATGCAAGTAGTGTATTTAATGTTAAAAAATCAAAATATACTGCTGAATTTATGACTATGTTATATGATACTCATCTAGAATGGCATAATAAAATCCCAGCAGTAGTACATCCAGTAGATAAAACAGCAAGGATACAAATTGTAACTCCTAACTCAAATGGTAAATTTTATGATTTATTAAGAAAGTTTCATGCAGTAACTCAAATTCCAGTTTTATTAAATACAAGCTTTAATGTACATGGTGAACCTATAGTTTGTCATCCCAAAGAAGCTTTCGTACATTTGGACAACGAAATAGTAGATATTCTAGTAATTAATGATAAAGTTTATACTAAAAAATGATAAATAAATTAACAATACAATCAATTATTAATAAGTATTATCTTGGAGTAAATGAAGCTGTAAAATGGGTAGTTGAAGATAATGAATTAGGGATTAATTTTATGACCCCTACTAAAGATGTTATTGGATCTGTTTCATGTAAAAATTTCCAATTAGAAAATAGTAAATTAGCTATTTATGATACTAAAAAATTATCAAGTCTAATTAACATTTGTAATGGAGATTTACTTTTAGAATTAGAAAAGAATAATGCTATTTACACTAAATTAAAAATATCAGATTTAAATTTTAATCTAAATTATGCTTTATCGGATCCTTTATTAATAGGAAAAGTAGGAGAAGTAACAATACCAGATTGGGTTGTTGAATTAGATTTAACATCTGAAGATATTGATAATATTATTAGAGCAAAAAGTGCTCTATCTCAAATAGATAATATGTTAGTAACTACAACAACAAATTTAGATAATGAAGATGTAGTTGAGTTTGTGTTTGGAGATGAATCTGGACATAATAATAAGATAACATATCAAATAAAAGGAGATATTAAAGAAAAAGATATTAAATTACCATTTAATTCAGATACATTTAAAACTATTCTTCATGCTAATAAAGATATGGAAGGTGGTAAAATGTATTTAAGTAGTATGGGTTTAATTCAATTAGATTTTGAATTAGATGATATTTCTTCAAGATATTTTATGGTAAGGAAGGCAGAAACAGAATTTTAACATACGTATAAACGAATATTAAATTGACCTTAGGGCGCACGTTTTATATTTTTATTAACCAGATGATCGAAAGACATCACAAAACTAAATGATATGAGTACATTATTTTATGAACACACCCCATTCGATATTTTATATCGAAATTTTTTCAAAGCAGACGAAACATTCGCTCCTGCACTTAATTCAAAACAACCACATCCACTAGACATTTATTACGATCAAGAAGGTCTTTACTTCGAGATTGCATGTACTGGTCTTACAAAAGAAGATATCTCAATTGAGATTGAAGCTGATGTATTAAGGATATCCTATACTAAACCAAAAGATGAAGAAAAACTTGATCTGTCAGGTTATATTTACCATGGTTTAAGTAGGAAATCATTCAATTTAGGATATAAAATTGCTCCTAAATTTGATTTGACAAAAATAGACGCTGAAATGGAAAATGGATTATTGAAAATTTCAATACCATTAACTAAAGAAGCTAAACCGAAAGCAATTAAAATTAAGTAACCTAAAAGCGCCCTTAGGTTGGTTTATATTTTGATTTTTCGTATATTAACGTTATAAAATAAAAAAAGTTATATGGCAAAAATTACAGACCCAAAAATGCATCCCTACTTTATAGGAAAAGACACACACTGTTATACAGTGTATGAAATAGTTACACCCCAAGAAAAATACCTTGCAAAAGGTAGTAAAGGAAAAGATTATGAAAAACCATTAGGACATTATTCTAATTTCGGATCTGCTTTACAAAAAGTAGCTACAGAAAAGCTAAATAATGAAAGAGATCATTATCATAGTATTCAAGAATATGTTGAAAGATGGGATAAATTGTTGGTTGAATTAAAAGAATTACAAAATTATAGAGGACTAAAAGCAAGTTATTAATTATGAAATTAGAAGCATTATTTAACGCCGTAATTGTAAAACCAATTGAGGCAGAAGAAACTCAACATGGTAATATTATTGTACCAGATATGGGTAATGAAAAAAATCAAACAGGTGAAGTTGTAGCAGTTGGACCTGGAAAACACACAATCACAGGAGAATTTATTAAAACTATTAGTAGTGTAGGTGATATCGTAGTATTACCAACTCAAGGTTTTACAAAATTACCTTATGAAGGTGAAGAATATTGGGTAGGACCCGAAAATCAAGTATTAGCTAAAATTAACAAATAAAATAAAAGATATGCCAGTATACAATAATAAAGAAGTTCGTTTTGGAGCCAAAGCAAGAGCTGAAGTAATGGAAGGTATTAATACACTAGCTGATGCCGTTGTATGTACATTAGGACCTAATGGTAGAAATGTTTTAATTGATGAAAATGGTTATGATGATAATTATAAGCCAATTCATACTAAAGACGGTGTTACAGTAGCTAAACATATTACAGTTCATGGATTAGTTAAAAATCTTGGGGCTCAATTAGTAAAACAAGCAGCACTAAAAACTGCAGATAAAGCAGGAGATGGTACAACTACTTCAACATTATTAGCTCGTGAGTTAATTAAAGAAGGTTTAAATCATCTTAATAATGGAGAAAATGCTGTTGAAATTAAACGTAGTATTGATAGAGCAGTAAAAGAAGTAATTGATATTGTTAGAGATCATATATCTAAAGAAATCTCATCTGAAGAACAATTACAGCAAATTGCAACAATATCAGCAAACAATGATATTGAAATTGGAAAACTTATATCAATGGCTATTGAAAAAGTAGGTAGAGATGGAGTTGTTCATATTGAAGAATCAAAATCAGGAGATACTTATTTAGAAACTGTTGAGGGTATGCAATTTGATAGAGGATATGCTTCACATTTCTTCGTTACAAATAATGCTGATATGAGTTGTACATTAGAGGATCCTTATATTTTAATTGCTAATCATAAATTTACACAAGTAAAAGAATTACTTCCTATTTTAGAAAGTGTTTCTAATGCTAATAAATCATTATTGATTATTGCTGATGATATTGATGGTGAAGCGTTAGCTACCCTTATTGTAAATAAAGCAAGAGGAATTCTTAAAGTAGCAGCAGTTAAAGGTCCAGATTTTGGAGAAAGAAAAAAGTTAATTCTTGAAGATATTGCTGCTTTAACAGGTGGTGAAGTATTTGATAAAGATAAAGGAATGAAACTTGATAAATTTTCTTATGATTGGTTTGGGCAAGCAAGAACAGTTACAGTTACTAAAGAACAAACTACAATTGTTGATGGTAAAGGTGATGAAGAAACAATCAACCAGAGAGTAAGTGATCTTCAATCCCAAATTGAAAAAGAAGATACTCCATATGTTATAGAACATTTACAAAGTCGTTTAGCTAAAATGATTGGTGGGGTTTCTATAGTTCATGTAGGAGGTTATACTGAAGTTGAAATGAAAGAAAAAAAGGATAGAGTTGATGATGCTTTACATGCTACAAAAGCAGCATTAGATAAAGGTATTGTGCCTGGAGGTGGAGCTGCTTTATTATATGCTTCAAATGGTTTAGACAATGATGAATTAGGATATAGAATTGTTAAAAAAGCATGTAGAAAACCATTTATCCAAATCTTAACTAACGCAGGATATGATAATACAACAGCTGAAATGATAGCTAATGATCTTTGTAATTCTGGGGATGGTTATTGGACAGGTTATAATTTAAAAGAAGGTGTAGTTACTAATATGGAAGAAGCTGGAATTTTAGATCCAACAAAAGTTACAATAACAGCTCTTGAAAATGCTTCATCTGTAGCAGGAACTATTTTATTAACAGAATGTGTTGTAACTGATCACCCAGATCAAAAGAAACCAGTTCCTGAAGAAACATTTTAATTATGAGTGAGAAAAAAATTGTTGAACATAATGAGTTAATTGCCACAAGAGTACCACCTGGAGACAGGTGGACTCTAGTTGGTGATGTAAAAAAAGAAGTATTTCCAAATTTAACAGATACTTTAGAAGCATTTTTCCATCAAACCGGTTTTAATGGAGCTTATAGATTAGATCCTATTGCTAGTAAATTATATGCTATACAAACATCTAGTGTAGAGGTTAAAAAAGAAGCACCAAAAGTATATGGAATGTATGGTGAATTTAGGCAAGGGGTATAAGTTGGTTATTTAAATAAAAGTTATTATATTAAGGTTATGGAAAATTCGTTATTAGTAGAAAAATATCGCCCTACAGTATTAGAAAATTATGTGGGTAATGAGCATATTAAAAAAACAATATCACAATATTTAGAACAGAATGATATTCAAAATTTAATATTTTATGGACCTGCTGGTACTGGTAAAACAACACTAGCAAAGTTAATAATTAAAAATCTAAATTGTGATCACTTATATATTAATGCTTCTGACGAACGTGGTATTGAAACTATTAGGGATAAAGTCTCTGGTTTTGCGTCGGTTGCGTCATTTAAACCCCTTAAAGTTATTATCTTGGATGAAGCGGATTTTCTCACGATCCAAGCACAAGCATCACTCAGAAACATAATAGAAACATTTTCACGTACTACTAGATTTATTTTAACTTGCAATTATATAGAACGTATTATTGATCCCTTACAATCTAGATGTCAAGTACTTAAAATTGTACCTCCAACTAAAAAAGATGTTGCTAAACATTTAAATTGGATTTTACAACAAGAAGTAGTTATGCATGATGTAAAGGATTTAGTACCATTAGTTAATCAATGTTATCCTGATTTACGTAAATGTATTAACACTATACAACTATCAATACAAGATAATGCTTTACAATTAGATCAATCAGTATTAGTATCATCTAATTATATGGTAAAAGTATTAAAAGAATTATCTAGTGATAAACCAAGATTTAATACTATTAGACAAATAATTGCAGATGCAAATGTTCAAGATTTTGAAGAATTATATAGATATCTTTATGATAATGCTCATATATTTGCTCTAGGTAAAGAAGGAATGGTAGCATATCATATTAATGAATATTCTTATCAATCTAATTTTAGAATTGATAAAGAAATTAACTGTATGGCATTAATAAATCAGTTAATAAATGTATAATGAAGGATTTTATAAAGTTTGCTCTAGTATGGTACAGTCAACAAATGGCTATACCTTTTTGGGTAATAGGTCACGTTCATTTATCATTAAATGTATATCAAGACTTACACGAAATAATCGCTAGTGTAGGTTTAAATATTTTAGTAGCGATTGGATTTTTAATAGATTATAAACAACAAAAAAAGTAAAAAATGCAACAAAAACAACAAATGAACCTAAATGTAGACATTAAAAATACTACATCAATTGAAACTCCTGACGGTGGAGTAATTTTTCAACAAGGAGTATTACTTCGTAATGTTTCTAAATTTGTAGTAGGAGCTGATGAGGATGCTCTTATGCCTATTCCGGTATTCTTTGATCCTACAACAGGTAAAATTTTAGAATCAACAATTCCAGTTGAACTAAGAGACCAATATAAAGATCACGTTATAAAATAATAGGTTATGCATCATGCCCCAATGCATTTTATTTATGAGACAAAGGTTCTCTATCCTGAATTTTTTAAAGATAAAAGATGGTTAGAAATAGGATCAGGAAATTGTTATCCTAAAGCTAAGTCTCATACTGAAAATTGTGAATGGGTTGGTGTTGATATAGAAGATGGTGAAAATGTAGATGTAGTATCTTTAGGACATCTTTATAAAAGTGATAAATTATTTGATGTTGTTTGTGCTTTTGAAGTATTTGAACATGATCCTTATATTGATTTAACAGTTATTAATATGTTAAAGCATTTAAAACCCGGAGGGTTATTTATCATGTCATGTGCTGGTATAGGAAGACCAGAACACGGTACTTCAAGATCACATCCAGTAGCAATGCCTTTTACACAAGAAATGGATCGTTGGAAAGATTTTTATAGAAATAGAACGCCTTATGATTTTAAAATGATACCTCATTGGGATAGATTATCTAATGGATATTGGGGTATAAATGAAGGATTAGGAGATTTGTATTATAGAGGATTTAAAAAAGATAAGTAATGAAACTTTGGGATTGGCTAGATGAAATAACAGTAAAGAAATCACCACCATCCAAATTCTCAGATGAGGATTGGGAAAGTTGGAATTCTTATATGGTTCATAGATTTATATCTATGGGTCAAAAGAATATTGAAATAGCTAATATAGCTCAAAGAATGCATCCAACAGATAAAATAGGAATTTATAATTTTTATTGTAATATGATTCCTAAGAAAAAAGTTTGGAATAAATACATTAAATCTAAAACAAAAGCAAAAAACAAAGAATTATTAAAATTAATTGCTAGTTATTTTGAATGTGGATTTAGTGAAGCAGATGAGTATATTGATACTCTAGGTATGGATAAAATTAAAGATATCTTAAAATCAATGGGACAAGAAAAAAAATCAATAACTAAATTAATTAAATTATGAACATTCAAGTATACAAATTTTTAAAATCAGAAGCTGAAGCAGATAAAAATAAAGCATTAGCCAGTATTGAATTATTAACTAACCATCCAGCAGGTATTGGAGATCACTCAACTGGTGATTATTGGAATAATTGTAATGAAGCTCTTCGTTTATTAGCATCAGCAGATGAAAGATTAGAAATATTAGAAAAATATTTTAACAATAAAGAAGTAATATAATGGGAAGTACAGTTGAAAAATACTATGAAATGCAAGAAGACATTAAAAAAGGTAGAAGAACAAAAATCACAGTTGATGAAGTACAATCCACTAGTGTAGTAGCTGAATTTGAATCAGAATACCCTGAATTATCTAAAGAATTTAAAAATATTCAATCTGAAATGTATGAAATGTTTGCTGCTAAACACATGGATTATGGGCTAAATAATATCTCATTAGGTGGTGATTTAAAAATTGAAGCGGATAAAAAATTTTCACTTACAGGTTTAGCAATTAGACTTACAGATAAAATTTCAAGATTAAAGAATCTTCTTGTAAATGGTAAAAATTACGTTAAAGGAGAAGGAATGGAAGATACGTTTATTGATATAGCTAATTATGGAATAATTGGTTTATTAGTAGGACGTGATAAATGGAAGAAATAAGTTTTGGCTAGAAAAATACCTGCTATAGTAAAATTAATAAGAAATTATAATCCTGAACCCATTAACCATGCGTTTCAGAAAAATGTTTCTTACTCACAACTTTCTATGTTTAGACAGTGTCCTAAAAAATGGTCACTTCAATATAAAGAAGGTCATAAACAATATACACCAACAATTCATACTGTGTTTGGATCAGCTTTACATGAAGCTATACAACATTATTTAACAGTAATGTATGATAAAAGTGGTGCAGCAGCCGATAGAGAAGATATTATAGGGTTATTTGAAGAAAAACTATCAGAAGAATATAGAGTACAATATAAAAAAAATGGCGATAGCCATTTCAGCAATGCTGTAGAGTTAAGAGAATTTTTTGAAGATGGTGTTAATATTATTAACTATCTAAAAAAGAACCGATCTAGATATTTTTCAAGAAAAAACACCCACTTAGCAGGTTGTGAGGTACCTATTATTATAACGCCTAATAAACGTTATACAAACGTAGTATACCAAGGTTACTTAGATGTTGTGTTATATCATGAATATAGTGATACTTTTACTATAATTGATATTAAAACATCAACAAAAGGTTGGAGTAAATGGGCAAAGAAAGATGAAGATAAACAATTCCAATTAATCTTATATAAGAAATTCTTTAGTGAAACATTTAACATTCCATTAGAAAAAATTAATATAGAATTTTTTATTGTTAAAAGAAAACTATATGAAAGTGAAGATTATGTTATACCAAGAATCCAACAATTCGTTCCTGCATCTGGGAAAGTGAAGATGAATAAGGCAACAAGAGCATTAGACGAGTTTATTACAAAAGTATTTGATAGAAAAGGATATGCTGATGTTGAACACCAAGCAACTCCTGATAATCCAAATAATAAATGTGACTGGTGTGCATTTTATAAAACACATTTATGTCCTGCGACATTTTAGAATCCACATATATGTATATGCAAATATTAAAATATAAAAATTATGACAAATAGTAAAGAAATGACACTAACTAGTGTTAAAGTAAGAAGTAATTTATTTGAAAATTTTAAGATTGAATGTGTAAAACGAAAATTTAGTTTCCAAAAGCTTGCTGATAGAGCTATCTTTTTGTATCTTACAGATGAAGATTTTAGAAAACAAATAAACAATCAAACTAATTTAGAAATTAAAGAATAAAAATAAATGAAAGAAGGTTATGTTAAACCAAATGATAGAAAAAAAATTCTATTATTAACAGATGATATTAGAGTTCATTCTGGAGTTGCACAAGTAGGTAGAGAAATAGTTGTTAATACTTGTCATAGATATAATTGGGTGCAAATGGCTGGTTCTGTAAAACATCCCGAAGCAGGGAAAACTACTAATTTAAATGCTGATTGTGGTAAAGAAAATGGAATTGATGATGCATCAGTTACATTATATCCTGTACATGGTTATGGGGACCCAGATATATTAAAACGTGTAATTGAAATTGAAAAACCGGATGCTTTATTTCTAATTACAGACCCAAGATATTTCCAATGGGTATTTCAAATGGAAGAAGAAATTAGATCAAATATTCCTATTGCTTACTTAAATATTTGGGATGATATGCCAGCACCTCAATATAATGAAGAATTTTATGATTCATGTGATGCTTTATTTGGTATATCAAAACAAACAGTAGCAATTAATAAAATTGTTTTAGGTGATAAAGCTGATAATAAAATTATTAAATATGTACCTCATGGTTTAGATGAAAAAAAGTATTTTCCATTAAAATCAGAAACTAAAGAATATAAAGAATTTAAAAATAGATATACTAGAGGTAAAGAAAAAGATTTTATTTTACTTTTTAATTCTAGAAACATTAGACGTAAATCAATCCCTGATGCTTTAGCAGCTTGGAAACTATTTACAGATGATCTTACCCCAGAACAAAAAGATAAAGCATTATTTATTTTACATACTGAACCAGTAAGTGATCATGGTACTGATTTACCAGCTGTAATAGAATATTTAATGGGTCCTGATGATACATCAGTAATTATATCACAAGAAAAAATTCCTTACCAACAAATGAATTATTTGTATAATATGGCTGATGCTGTTATATTACTATCAGCAGCTGAAGGTTGGGGATTAGCATTAACTGAATCATTACTTACAGGTACTCCTTTTATAGCAAACGTAACTGGTGGTATGCAAGACCAAATGAGATTTGTAGATGATAAAGGAAATTGGTATACTAATTCTAAAGAAATACCTTCAAATCAAAATAAAACATTTACAGAGCATGGAGAATGGGTTTTACCTGTTTATCCTAAAGCATTAGGAATGGTTGGTTCTCCTATAACACCTTATATTTGGGATAGTAGATGTGATTTTAAAGATGCATATCAAAATCTAAAAGAAATGTATGCTATGAGTAGTAAAGAAAGAAAAAGAAGAGGTAATGAAGGAAGAAAATGGGCTATGGGAGATGAAGCTGGGTTTACAGCATCTAAAATGGCTAATAAATTTTCAGATGGGATGGATGAATTATTTTCTACTTGGAAACCAAGAGAAAAATTCGTATTCTTAAAGGACGATGATTTTAAACCTAGACAATTAAACCATAAATTAGTATATTAAATGAAAAATACATTTTACGTAAGTTGCCCAATTGACACCTACTCAGGATATGGAGCTAGAAGTAGGGATTTTGTTAAAGCATTAATAGAATCAAATAAATATGATGTTAAAATTTTATCTCAAAGATGGGGTAATACCAGAAAAGGGTTTTTAAACGATTTTAAAGAATGGGAATTTTTAAAAAAATATATAGTACCTGGATTAAATGTTCAACCTGATATTTGGTGTCAAGTAACAGTTCCAAATGAGTTTCAAAAAGTAGGAAAATATAATATTGGATTAACAGCTGGTATTGAAACAACGGCTTGTGCTCATCAATGGATTGAAGGTTGTAATAGAATGGATTTAATATTAACTTCATCAAATCATTCTAAAAAAGTATTTGAAGGCACTTCATATGAAGCTCATAATAAACAAACAGGAGAAAAAGGAACATTAAAATTAACTACACCAGTTAAAGTATTATTTGAAGGTGCTAATTTAGATGTTTACAAATCTATTAAAAAATTTGAAAATAAAAAATTATTTAATCATATAAATAATATTCCTGAGAATTTTGCTTATCTATTTGTTGGACATTGGTTACAAGGTGAAATGGGTCAAGACAGAAAAAACGTTGGTTTATTAGTAAAAGCTTTTTATGAGGTATTTAAAAATAAATCTAACGCCCCAGCTCTTATTTTAAAAACAAGTTGTGGTAGAGGAAGTCTTATAGATAGAAGAGAAGTACAAAAAAGAATTGATTCAATTAAAAAATCAGTACCAAGCAAAAAATTACCTCACGTATATTTAATTCATGGTGATTTATCTGACTCAGAAATGAATGAATTGTATAATCACCCTAAAATTAAAGCAAATGTATCTGCAACTAAAGGTGAGGGATTTGGTAGACCATTATTAGAATTTGCTCTAACAGGAAAACCAACAATTGCAACAGGTTGGAGTGGTCATGTTGATTTTTTAGATGCTAAACTAACACCTATAATGGGGGGTAAATTAGAAGATATTCACCCATCAGCTCAACAAAAAGATATGTTAATTGAAGGATCTAAATGGTTTAGTGTAGATCATGGTCATTTAGGACATTTCTTAACAGATGTAAAGAAAAATTATAAACAATGGAGTTCAAAATCTAAAGTATTAGGTAATAAACTTAAAAGAAATTTTAGTTTTGAAGCTATGAAAAACTTACTTATAGAGATTTTAGATGAAAATGTAGATGTACCTACACAAGTAAAACTAAATATTCCTAAATTAGATGCAACTTCATTACCAACATTAAAAAAAGTATAAAATGGATAATTTAGTTAAATGTGATAGATGTGGATCTGATGCTTGTTATGTTCAAGAAGTAAATAATGAAATAAAAAACTATCAATGTTATGGTTGTGGTTTTATAACTAATTCATTATTAAAAAAAGATAGTAGATTTTTTGAAGAACAAATGGAGTTACTACCTAATTTATATAAAGAATTAATGGGTGAGGCTGAAGATGGAAAAATTTGGATGCCTTCAACAGTAAATCAACCTGAAAAAGGTATGATATTTGCTAATGGTAAATCATCTGATAATTGGAAATGGGCAGCTGTGTTAGCAGTTCCTGTAACAGAAGAAGAAAAAGAAAAATATCCAATACCAAATAAAAAAGGTGAATATTATAAGTGGAGAATGGATATGAGTACTATGAAAGAATTTGAAGAAAAAGACTATATTGAAGCATTAGATTATATAGGAATTTTTTCAGCATAAATAAACACAACATGGGAAGAAACCAAGATAATGGAAATGTTCAATTAAATTCAATTAGAAATGAGTTTAATGATAGAACATCATCTAAAAATTATTTAGGCCAAGCAAATAGAATGGCTTGGAATAGTAAAAGAAGATTTAGAACCATTTAAGAAATGAAAATATTAGTAACAGGAGGAGCTGGCTTCATTGGAGTTAATCTAATAGAAAGATTAATAAAAGAAGGTCATGATGTTCATTCCTTAGACAATTATACTACAGGTACTGATAAAAATCATTTACCTACAGTTCAATATTATAAAGGTGATGTAAGTGAACATGGAAGTTTTGATTGGTTTTTAGCTGAAGATTATGACATAATTTATCACTTAGCCGCTCAATCAAGAGTTCAACCATCATTTGAGGATCCATCAGAAACATTTACTTCTAATGTTTTAGGTACTAAAAGAGTATGTGAATTTGCTTTAAAAATTGGTGCTAAAGTAGTATATGCTGGTTCATCTTCCAAACACCACAATCCAGCAACATCACCTTATGCTATGTATAAATACTTAGGTGAAGGTGTTTGCAAACTATATAAAGAATCTTTTAATTTAGAAGTTGAAATTTGTAGATTTTATAATGTATATGGTCCTGGTGAAGCATTAGATGAAGTAAATGGTAATGTAATTGGAATTTGGAGGTCAAGAGTTGAAAGAGGTGCTGATATTGAAATAGTAGGTGATGGTGAACAAAGAAGAGATTTTACCCATGTAGAAGATATAGTTGATGGTTTATACAAAATAGGAACTAAAAATATAGAACATCATGATGCTTGGGAATTAGGAACTGGAGTTAATTATTCAATTAATGAATTAGGTAAAATGTTTCAAAATAAATTTAACTGTGAGATTTCATATTTAGAAGACCAACCAGGTAATTATAGAGCTACACTTTGTGAAAGTGAAGATGCTATTGAACTCTTAGGTTGGAAACCTAAAGATCAATTATTATATTATATCAACAATTTAGATAAAAATGAATATTAGTTACGCAATAACAGTTTGTGATGAATTTGTAGAAATTCAAAGATTAGTTTTATTTCTTTTAGAAAAAAAGCGTCCCGAAGATAATATTGTTGTATTATATGACATTAATAAAGGTCATGAAGGTATAGAACAATTTTTAAGAGCAAAATCAGTTAACTGTGAAATTGTTTGGATGCCAGGTGAATTTGATGGTCACTTTGCTAATTGGAAAAATAAATTAACTGATATGTGTAGTGGTGATTGGATCTTTCAAATAGATGCAGATGAAATACCACATGAAACATTAATAGAATATTTGCCTGAAATAATATTAAGTAACCCTGATAATGAAGTTATTAGAGTTCCAAGAGTTAACACAGTACATGGTTTAACTGAAGAATATATTAGACAGTGGAGATGGAATGTAAACGATAAAGGTTGGGTTAATTGGCCTGATTTTCAGTGGAGAATTTATAAAAATATTCCTAAAATTAGATGGGTAAATAAAGTACATGAAGTATTAGAAGGATATAAAACATGGTCTAACCTTCATGAAGAGGAAAGATTCGCTTTATATCATCCTAAAGATATAGAAAAACAAGTAAAACAAAATAATTATTATAATACATTATGAGTAAAAAAGTAGTATTAGTAACAGGAGTAGCAGGTTTATTAGGGAGTAGATTAGCTGACTGGATAATTAACAACACAGATTATAAAGTAGTGGGTGTTGATGATTTAAGTGGAGGGTATATTGAAAATATACCTAAAGGTGTTAAATTTTATAAATTTGATCTTAAATCTTTAAATAGAGTAGATAGTTTATTTGAAAAGTGGAAACCAGATATTGTGTACCATTTTGCAGCTTATGCAGCTGAGGGATTAAGCCCTTTTATTAGAAAATATAATTATGAAAATAATTTAATAGCATCTACAAATTTAATTACTTGTAGTATTAAACATGATGTGAATAGATTTGTATTTGCTAGTTCAATGTCGGTTTATGGTAATAAATATGAACCACCATTTCATGAAGATTTACAACAATCACCAATTGATCCTTATGCTGTAGCTAAGTATGGAGTTGAAATGGATTTAAAAATCGCTTATGAACAACATGGTTTAAAATATACAATTGTAAGACCACATAACTTTTATGGACAAAATCAAAATATTTGGGATAAATACAGGAATGTATTAGGAATTTGGATGTACCAAATTATGAATGGTATGCAACCAACAATATTTGGTGATGGTGAACAAGTAAGAGCATTTAGTTATGTAGATGATTCTATTATTCCATTTTGGAATGCTTCACAAAGAGATGAATGTATTGATGAAATAATTAATTTAGGTGGTATTAAAGAATATACTATAAATGAAGCATGTAATATATTAATTAAAGTTACAGGTACTGATTTAAAACCTAAGTATTTAGAAGGTAGACACGAAGCTAAACATGCTTGGTCTACTTGGGAAAAGTCAGTTGAGTTATTAGATTTTGACCACAAAATTGATTTAGAAGAAGGATTAACTAAAATGTGGGAATGGGCTCAAACACAACCTATGAGAGAAAGATTCTTTTGGGGTGAATATGAGTTAGATAAAGGAATTTATGAATTTTGGAAAACTGAATAAAATAAAAAGTTATGAATAATGTTTATGATTGTACTAATGAGTTAGAAACTAAATTAGCTGAGTACACAGGAGCTCCTTATGCTGTTTGTCTTGATAATTGTAGTAATGCTATATTCTTATCATTAATGTATGAAGGAGTTAAAGGTAAAGAAATTGAAATACCAAACAGAACGTACCCATCAGTTCCATGTGAAATAATTCATGCTGGGGGTAAAATTAAATGGAAAAAAGTTAAAGGTAAAACAATAACAGGAGCCTATAATTTAGGAGGAACTAAAGTATGGGATGCAGCATTAAGTTTTACTTATGGAATGTATAAACCAAATACACATATGTGTTTGTCGTTTACTGGCCCATTTAAACATTTTAAATTAAGTAAAGGTGGAGCTATTATAACTGATGATCATGATGCTTACCTATGGTTTAAACGCGCTAGATATAGTGGTAGACGTGAATGTTCTTATCATGATGATAATTTTGATATGTTAGGTTGGAATTTTTATATGATGCCTGAATTAGCAGCTAGAGGATTATTATTAATGGGTCAATTTTGGAATGGTGAAAAACCGATAAGAAATAAGGATAAAACAATGCCTTATCCTGATTTATCTAAATTCCCAATTTACAATCAGTAGTATGAGTAAGAGAGTAGCAATAATGCAACCCTACTTTCTTCCATATGTAGGATATTTTCATTTAATAAACTCAGTAGATGAGTTTGTAATTTATGATAATATCCAATATACTAAAAAAGGTTGGATTAATAGAAATAGAATATTAGTTAATGGTAGTGATAAAATATTAACATTACCTATAAAAAAGGACTCTGATTATTTAGATGTTAAAGATAGATTTTTAGCTGATAGTTGGAGTAAGGAAAAAATAAAAATGCTAAATCAAATTAAAGCTGCTTATCGAAAAGCACCTTATTATGATAGAGTATTTCCTATTATTAGTTCAATTTTTGAATTACCTAATACTAATTTATTTGAATTTATATTAGGAAGTTTACATTTATTAAATTCATATTTAAGAGTTGATACTAAAATAACAGTATCATCAGATGTAAATATAGATCATACATTAAGATCAAGAGATAAAGTAATAGCTATATGTAAAGAATTAAATGCTGACACTTACATAAATGCTATTGGTGGTCAAGAATTATATGATGTTCAGGATTTTAAAAATGAAGGTTTAGATTTAAAATTTATTAAATCACCTCCTTTAAATTATAAACAATATAATAATGAATTTGTTCCTTGGCTTTCTATTTTAGATGTTTTAATGTTTAATAAAAGACAAGATATAACGGATTATTTAAATGAATATACTTTAGTATGAAATGGAAAAAATTAGGTCAAGTATTTGATCCAACAAAGTGGAATGATGGTATAAAGAGAGATTGGATGAAGTCCCATTCACAATCAGTTAGTACTTTAATTAAAGATGATTGTGTTAGAGTTTATTTTGCTTGCAGACCAGAAAGGGAAGATGATGGTGAAATGAGTTCAAATACTACATGGTTAGAATTAGATAGAAATGATTTAACTAAAGTATTACGTGTATCAGATAAACCTGTAATGCCTTTAGGTGATATTGGTGCTTTTGATGAACATTCAATTTACCCTTCATCTATTATTCAAGAAGGTGATAATATTAATCTCTATTATGCTGGTTGGTACAGATGTAAGTCAGTTCCATTTAATTGTTCTATAGGATTAGCTACCAGTAAAGATGGTGGTGATACTTTTGAAAGATATGGAAGAGGTCCAATATTAGGCCCTTCTGCAAATGAACCTTATGTTATTAGTGGGCCTAAAATAAGAAAATTTGGAAATTCATATATTTTATTTTATCTTGCTGGAGAAAAATGGATAAACCATAATAATAGACCAGAAATAATTTATAAAATTAAAATGGCATTTTCTAAAGATGGTATTAATTGGTTAAAACATGACCAAAATATTATTGATGATATTTTAGGACCTAATGAATGTCAAGCAGGGCCTGATGTATTTTATAAAGATGGAAAGTATCATATGTATTTTGTTTATAGAGAAGGTTTAGATTTTAGAAGCAAAAAAGGAAGAGGATATAAAATTGGATATGCCCACTCTACTAATTTAATAAATTGGATAAGAGATGATGAAAATGTAGGAATTGATTACTCAGATGAAGGTTGGGATAGTAAAATGCATCATTACCCTCATGTATTTCAGTTAGATGATAAATGGTATATGCTTTATAATGGAAACGAATTTGGTAAATATGGATTTGGATTGGCAGTATTAGAAGATGAATAAATCAACATTAGCACATATAAGAAATCATTTAGAGGTATGTAAAAATAATTTTATACCTAAATTAACTGCTTATGTAAATTTAACAGAGTATTCCCAAAAAATATTTTTAAGTGCTGATAAATTTGAACGATTTAAAGATAATGAGTTAATAGGATTAATTGCAGCATATCCTAATGAAAATAAAAAAATTGCATTTATTACTAATGTAAGTGTAGATAAAACACATAGTAAAAAAGGAATAGGTACTTCATTATTAAATGAGTGTATTGAATACTATAAAAATAAAAAATATGAAGGAATTAATTTAGAAGTATTTAGACAGAATAAAAATGCTATAAATTTTTACTTAAAACATAATTTTAAAATAATAAAAAACGACGAAGAAAAAATAATAACAATGGGTATTAAATTAGAAAGAGATTACAATAAAGAGTTTAAAGATACTGAAACGCATAAATATGCTTATAATTTTGATTTTGATGTAATGCATCCTTATATGATAAAATCATTTGAACCATATTTTGTTGATGGTAATTGTTTAGAATTAGGAAGTTTTAAAGGAGATTTTACTAAAAGATTACTTCCTTATTTTGATTACATTACTTGTGTAGAAGCTTCATCTGAGGCAATCAATGAAGCTAAAGAAAAAATAGGAAATGAGGTTAGATGGGTTGAAGGTAGATTTGAAGATATAAAATTACCTACTAAATATGATAATATTATTATCACTCATGTACTAGAACATATAGAAAAACCAGTAGAACTTCTTAAAAAAATTAAAGACGAGTGGCTATCAGATAAAGGAAAATTATTTATAGTTGTTCCAAATGCTAATGCCCCATCAAGACAAATTGCAGTTAAAATGGGATTGATACCTCATAATACTTCAATTACACCTAGAGAAAAAGAACATGGACATCATATAACTTATACTTTAGATGTTTTAGATAGCCATGCTATTGAAGCTGGGTTAAATGTTACTAATAGGTCAGGAATATTTTTTAAAGCACTAGCTAATTTTCAATGGGATAAAATCTTAAAAACAGATATAATAAATAAAGATTATCTAGATGGATGTTATGCTCTAGGTCAACAATACCCAGATTTATGTTCAAGTATAATGTTAGTTTGTAAGAAATAATGAAAATACACATATATTACAGACATGCTTCAAATTGTGTAGTAAGAAATAGACCTCATTGGTTTACATTTGAAAAATGTTGGAAAAATTTACTTAAAACTATTGAAGGTAAAGATAATATTAATTTAACTTTAGCTTTAGATGGTAATATAGAAGATGATTTTACAAAAAATTATAGAGATAAATTTGAATTATTTCCTACTAATCATCGTTCAAGTTTGTTGTCATATAGGGATCTATTAAAACATATCCAGAATACTAAGATGGATAAAGATGATCTTATATATTTTGTTGAAAATGATTATTTACATTTAGATAATTGGGTTGATAAAGTAATTGATTTATTTTCATCTTACAAATCCTTAAATTATGTTTCTTTATATGATCATAATGATAAGTACATGCCTATGTATGATAATTTAGCATCAAAAGTAATAACCTCAAAAACACATCACTGGAGGACAACACCTAGTACTTGTGGTACTTTTATTATCACAAGAGATATGTTTGATCAAGATTATGATGTTTGGGAAAATGCGGTTGGAGACCATAATACTTTTATGTATCTTAATCAAGAAAGACAAAGATATGTACTAACCCCAATACCAGGATTAGCTACACATTGTATGGAGGGATTATTATCACCTACTATAAATTGGGAACTTGTATGAAAACAGATTTAAACGAAAAACTAGAAAACATATATAATCAAACTAAATCCTTTGATATACGTGAACATTTATATACTTTAAAAAAATATGCTTCATTAAGTAATCATGTAACTGAAATGGGAGTTAGAGGAGTAGTTTCAACTTGGGCACTTTTAGCAGGTAAACCAAAGGTATTAAGATCATATGATATAACTCACCCTAGAGAATTTCAAGCAGCAAATGAACTAAATGATGTAATTAATATAGCTAATGAACATTACATTGATTATAGATTTATACAAAAAAATGTTTTAGAAGCTAATATAGCACCAACAGATTTATTATTTATAGATACTTGGCATGTTTATAAACAAATGAAAGCCGAATTGAAATTACACTCTCCTAAAGTACGTAAATGGATAATTATGCATGATACTTCAAGTTGTGAGTTTGTTGATGAAGTAGGTTATGAAAAACATTTAGGATGGGATAACCCCAGACCTGAGGGTTTTCCTAGGGGTAAAGGTATTTGGCCTGCTATTGAAGAATTTTTAAAGGTTAATGAACAAAATTGGAGAATTAAGGAAAGATTTTATAATTGTCAAGGATTAACTGTGTTAGAAAGAGTATCAAATAAAAAAACTTATTAGTGGATATAGATTTTATAAATAATATAGTAACAGAAGTTAGAAAAAATAAAGTAACTATGGTTAGTGAACCTTTATTTCAAACTACTATTAGAAATTATTATAACATCAATTCTATTCAAGGTGATATTGTTGAATGTGGTGTTTGGAGAGGTGGTTATTCTGTATTTTTGAGTCATCTATTTAAAGATAGAACAATATGGGTTTGTGATTCATTTGAAGGTTTTCAATCATTAAAAGATGCAAAGTATAACAAATTAACATACTCAGATCCTGTTAATGGATTAACTGAGAGATTTCAAAAAGGCAATAATATGGGTATGGATGTGTCATTACTAGATGTACAGAATGTATTTAAACAATTTAATTTAGAAAATGACCCAAGGATAAATTTTGTAAAAGGGTTTGTTAATAAAACATTACCTAATATTAACATTAATAAAATTGCTTTATTAAGAATAGACGTAGATGGTTATTCACCTACAAGAGAAGTATTAGATTATTTATATGATAAAGTTGAAAAAGGTGGGATGATTATATTTGATGATTTATGTTTATCTGAGGCCGCGGCAGCAGTAAAAGATTGGATGATAGAAAAAAATATACCTTTAGAAGTACATAACCCCTATAATGATAAAATATATTCACTAAATGAAGTTGTAACACAATCAGAATCAGGATATTATACAGGATCCTATATAATAAAAAAATAATATGATAAGTTTAATTATACCAACATATAGAAACCCAGAGTATTTAGATATTTGTCTAAAATCAGCTACTGAACAACAATCAAATAAAAATGAAATTATTGTAGCTGTAGATGGTTATTATGAAGAAAGTAAATATATTTTAGATAAATATAAAGATGATATTAATGTACTTGATTTAGGAGAAAATCAAGGGATGCAACAAGCACTTAATTTAGCTGTTATGCATGCTACTAATGAAATTATTTTTATAGTAAATGATGATAATGTTTTTTGTAGTAAATGGGATGATGAAATTATTAAATCATTAGAAGGTAGAGAAAAAACAGTGCTTACTTTAAATCAAATAGAACCAACTGGCCCTGGTATATTTAAATTCCCAGTTAAAGACTTTGGTAAAAACCCAAAAGAATTTGATTATAAAGAATTTATTAAATATGAAAATTCAATTAAAAAAGAAGAATTAACAATAGATGGTGGTATATTTCCATTTGCTATGTACAAAAAATATTATATGGCTGCAGGTGGGTTTGATACAATATATCAATCTCCATTTATATGTGACTGGGATTTCTTTTTAAAATTAGATTTGATGGGGTTAGGATTTGTAAGAACTCATAATGCGCATTTATATCATTTTGGAAGCACAGCTACTAAAAATGGTAAAGAAGGTGTTAGATTTAAATCAACTGAGGCACCAGCAGCTCAAACGTTTTTTTATAAGTGGGGTATGCCTCCACAATTATTTGAAAACAATTCTCATAGACCTAAGAACGAATTAATTAGAGGGATAAAATTTTAAATATTTATAATGGAATCCCTAAATACACTACATATGGAAAAAGAAGATAAAAAAATGGAAAGAGAAGCTGTATTTATTGAGATTGACTGGGAAAATCAAGAGGATTTAATCGAGTTATCTAAAAGCCCTAAATTTAAAGATTTTGTATTAAAAGAGTCATATAAAGCTATTGTATATGCTCTAAAAAATAATCTACCTAAAGCTGAGTTATTTAATATATTTAATTTATCAGTTATAGTAGAAATAAATAGATCTCAATTTAAAAAACCATTAAAGAAAATGATGCAAATGTTAATTGAAGAAGAGAGATATGAGGCATGTAATAAACTTAAAAAATTAATAGAAAAATATGAGTTATAAGTACAAATACTTTATTAAAAGTGATCCAAAAAAAGAACAAGTAGGAGTTGTAAATGCTGTAAACATCCAAGAAGCTAAAAAAATAGCTGCTGGTAGGAAAAAGATTAATGTAGAGTCATTTAACAATTTATTTGACGTAGAAAAACTATAATATGGGACATGATATCCAAGGTAAAGAAGAAATTCAAAAATTATTTAAAGCAATGCTAGGTACAGAAGTTAGTGTTAGAGATAATTTTGATGAAAACGAAGAAAAAATTTTCGGTACATTAATAAATAAACTTATTGATGCTGATACTATGGAAAATGAATTGGCTTCAATAGGTGGTATTGATGCTAAAAAATTAACAGATCCACTTTGGATTGTTGTTGAAGGTTATATGGCAATGATATATGGTGAAGAAGCTACTAAAGTAATTTTATGGTATATCTATGATAGAGTTGATGCAGATGGTTCAATTATTCCTTTAGAAGGGAAAGATGGTAAACCATTTTATCTTAAAAACACCAGTGATTTATGGAGTTATATTAAATATAAATCCCCAACTTCCCCTAAATAAGCTTGGATTTTTTAGTTTTTTTATGTATATTTACGTATAAGTTTATAGTTATACTGTAGTATAAATTAAATTAAAACTAATGGAAATGAAAATGATACCTTGTACAGCTTGTGGGGCACCTATGCCTGAATTAAGATTAACCAAATTTGGATATAAAGTTTGTGTTAATTGTTCAACTATAGGCGCATATAAAGCAGTTAGTACAATTAATGGGGAAGGTGACCATACATGGAATGATATCCAAATAATGACCCCAGATCAAGTTGAAGTTTTTGAAAAAAGTCAAAAACCAATAAAACTTGATTCATATAAAAATTTAGATGCCTAAACCAAGACCACTTACTAAAGAACAAATTTTAGCAGCAATAGCTAAAACTAAATCAAATGCAGCAGCAGCTAGGTATTTGAATTGTTCTTATGTACATTATAAAAAATGGGCTAAAATATATGAAAGTGATACCCATGATAATTTATTTGAACAACATAAAAACCAATCAGGAGTAGGTATTCCTAAGTTTTTAAGAGCAGGAGGCAAAGAACCTGCATTAATAGATATTATAGAAGGTAGAGTAAACGCTTCATCATTTACACCTGAAAAAATTAAATACAGGTTAATTGCAGAGGGTTACTTAGAAGAAAAATGTGCTATATGTGGGTTTCAGGAAAGAAGAGTATTAGATTATAAAATACCTTTGTTATTACATTTTAAAGATAATAATAAACAAAATTATAAATTAGAAAATATTGAATTTTTATGTTATAATCATTATTTTTTAAATGTTGGGGATGTTTTTACAGATAAACAAATTGAAGGTATTGAAGATCATGTACCTGTTAATCAAAGTAAAGTAGAATGGGAAGTTGATGATTACCACATGCAACGACTTAAAGAATTAGGATTAGGAGATGATGATAAAGACGAATTAAATATAATATCAAGAATATGAAAATAATAGTTACAGGAGGGTTAGGATTTATAGGATCCGCATTTGTTAGAATGTTAGAGAAATACCCAAACATTAAAACAGTTATAGTAGATAAGGGCACGTATGCTTCTGACATTAGAAGAGTAGAAGGTTGCACTTATGAATTAATTAAAAAAGATATTTGTGATCTTACATTAGAAGATATAGGAACAAATGTTGACTATATAGTTAACTTTGCAGCTGAGTCACACGTTGATAGATCAATATCTGATGGTTTACAATTTGTTCATTCTAATATTGATGGTGTTTTTAATTTATTAGAAATTGCAATTAAAATACCTTCATTAAAAAAGTTTATACAAATATCAACTGATGAAGTATATGGGGATAAATTAATAGGTGAGTCACTTACAACAGACATGCTTAACCCATCCTCATACTACTCAGCATCAAAAGCTGCAGCTGATATGTTAGTTAAATCAGCAGGAAGAACTTATGGTTTACCTTATTTAATTACTCGTACTTGTAATAATTTTGGAGATATGCAACATCCAGAAAAATTTATACCAATTATCATGAATTGTATTGATGCTGATGTTGAGATACCAATTTATGGTGATGGTACTGCAGTAAGAGAATGGATATGGGTTGAAGATAATGTTACTGAAATATTTGATTTAATAGTAAACAATGCATCAGGAATAGCTCATATAGGATCTAGAGATAGATGGCAAAATAAAGAATTAGTTCAGTTAATGGGTGATATTCTAGGTAAAGAAGTAAAATGGAAATATGCTCCAGATAGATTAGGGCATGATAAAAGATATGCTTTAAAATCTAACAATCAAGTTAATTTAACAATAGAAGACTATTTAAGAAATGTTTATGGCAAAGAGAACTAGAAATATCAAAAAAAGAAAACATGATCAAATTGTAAATGATTATGATAAAGTTAAATCAAAGCATTTAGAAAAATTAGCCAATAAAATGCTTAAAGATGATGAAAAAAATAGTTTACTAAAAAGTAAAGTTATTAAAGGCGATTTTTTAGATAAATTTTAAACTTAACATTATGAAACTTTATAAATACAACAAAACAAAATTACAATATGAACCTGCAAATATTCCTTTGAATTTTCTCAAAACAATATTAGCAATTTGTACATTATTTTTATTTTTGGGATTAGCAATACCAACACAAAAAGAATATATAACAAATACTGAAACAGTTTTAATAGTTGATGACTTAAATGAATTTAGTGAGGAAAAATTGATTGAAGAAATTAACAAATTAAATTTTAAATTTCCACATATAGTATTAGCACAATCTATTTTAGAAACGGGCCATTATAAATCTAAAATATTTAAAGAAAATAATAACTTATTTGGAATGAAAGAAGCTAGAGTTAGATTAAATTTAGCTAAAGGTACTCAATACGGTCATGCTTATTATGATGATTGGCAAGAATCAGTTACCGATTATGCTTTATGGTATTCAACTTTTGCATATAGATGTAAATCAGAAAAACAACTATATAAATTGTTAGATAAACAATACGCTGAAGCAGATGCATATGTATCATCGTTACAGCACGTAATTAAAATTAATAATCTAAAAGAAAAATTCGAATAATGGCAAAATTAGTTTCATCAGCATACAGGGGTACTACAAAGAAAAAAAGACCTGGGGTGCATGCAAAAACAAAAACATCAAAATTAAAACAAAGTAAAAATTATAGAAAATTATATAAAGGACAAGGAAAATGAGTAAAAATTCACCAAAATCGTTATACAACCATTTTATGGATTGGAGAAATACAATGGTTAAAAGAGGAGTTATTAAAATTAATAAGAAAAAAAACTTAAAACCATTACAACCAATTAAATAAATGGATGATAAAATAAAATTAACATTTAGAACACCATCATTTTTAGAATATTTTAATACATTTGAAGATGAAGTACTAATAGAAATGGCTCAGTATTATCCTGAAACATTAAAAAGAATGTGTACTTTAATAACATTAGATGCTCAACTTGAAAGAGAACGTCGTGTTACAAAACCATTAATGAACGAATATATAGCATGAAAATAGTAGTTATAGGAGAAACGTGTATAGATAAGTTTATATATTGTAAAATAAATAGATTGTCACCAGAGGCACCAGTACCTATTTTACAACCAATGTACACGAAACAAAACGCTGGTATGTCAGGTAATACTATGGCTAATTTAAAAGCGCTTAGCCCTGAACATAAATTACTTCATTTTTGTAATTTATCACAAGTGACTAAAACAAGATATGTTGAAAAAAAGACAAATCATATGTTTTTAAGGGTTGATGAAGGTGATGATAAGATAGATCCTTTTGAATGGTCAGATGATTATGTTCATTTTATTAAAGATGCTGATTTAGTAATTGTAAGTGATTATAATAAAGGATACTTATCAGATTATGATTTAGAAAAAATAGCATTTCATTCAAAAATATCAATATTAGATAGTAAAAGGAAATTAACTAACCACATTATTAAACATTTTGACTTTGTAAAACTAAACGAAGGTGAATGGAGAAATAATATTGAATTAGATGACGAAAATATTATTATAACTTTAGGTTCTAAAGGTTCAATGTATCAAGGAAAGTTATTTCCATCACCTAATCCACAAGAAACAATTGATGTTAGTGGAGCAGGTGATACTTTTACAGCTGCCTTTGCAATAAATTATCTTGATACTAAAAGTGTTACGTCATCTATTTTATTTGCTAATGAAGTATCTGCTAAAGTAGTTAGTAAACGAGGAGTTCAAGTTCCTTCATAATATTTATAACATATGAATAAATTTATAATTAGTATTATAGCACTATTATTATTTAGCTGTGGAACCTATCAACTAGCCCCAGTAGATAAATGTTGTGAGACTGATGTAGTATATTTAGATGAAATTAAAGGTGATTCAGTAAACATATTTACGAAATTAGAATTTAATACTATTACATTAGATTTTAGACCATTAAGACCTAGATTTTATTGGGGGCATAATTATGGTTATTGGGGACACAGACCATTGTGGTTAGATTTTGATTACTGGTACAATGATTTTTATTACACAGGTTATTATTCTTATTTTTATAGACCTTGGAATTATTGGGATTGGTATATGAGACCATGGAGACCTTATAATGACTGGTATCAAGGACCATTTAATAATCAAGGTTATAATGTTGTTTATAATGCTAGTAGAAGAGGTAGTTTAACATCTATATCTAATACTTTAAGAGTTAATAGAAATAAACCAAGAGTTAATGTGAATAAACCTGTTGTTGATAATTTTATTGCTAATTACAAACCTAACAATAATATTAATAACAATATTAGAGTTAAACCTAATAATAATTGGAAACCAGATAATAACAATAATATTATAATTAAACCTAATAACAACTATTCTAGACCAAGTAATAACTACTCAAAACCAAGTAATAATTATTCTAGACCAAGTAATAATGTTATATCAAGACCATCATCTACAAGTAGAGGAGGTAAAATTAATTAAGTTATGCAAACATTTTTCTACAAGTATGGTGAAGTAGAAACAAATAAACCATGGATAACACCTCCACCAGCTGATAAATTTAATGGTTGGTTAGAAGATTTCAAAAAATTAGATTTAGAAGATTATGATGTTTATTTAGGAGGTAAGTATGTAATTGATCCTCTTAATACTGAAGACGTTGATATTTGTTTAACAGGTCCGATTTACGATTATAATAGTTTATATAATATTCTTAAAATAGGATTAGATTTAGCTTTAAATAAATGGAATATATTTGTTGATATTAAACATTATGATAATATAGAGTTTTTTAAATACCCAAGACGTAAAGATTTTGTTAGATTACATTTAGTAACTGAAATGGCAGGTGAAGAAATTAAAATGGTAAATGGTGAAGTTTTATACCAAGGGACTAAACCTAAATTGATACCTCATAAATCAATCCCAGAAAATATAAGTGCTAATATGCAAGAAATTCCATATTCAAAACAAATTGAAGATGGTAGAATTTATAACCCAATTAAACTTAATTAATGAAAAAAGTTATACTGTTATTTTTAGTCCCAACATTTTTTATAGCTCAAGACTTTAGAGAAACAGATAAACAATTACATTTTGCAGCTGGAACTGTTGTTGGGGCATTAGGATACCATTTATACAATGATAAGCATTTTGATCAACAAGGAGCTATATTAGCTGGTTTAGCTTCTGGGTTTGCAGCAGGTACTGCAAAAGAATTATTTGATACAGTTATACAAGGAGAAAAATTTGATATTGAAGATTTATCAGCAACTGTGTTAGGATCCTTTACAATTGCAGTATCTATACCATTATTTAAAGAAGAACGTCAAAGGTTTAAAAAAAGAAAACGAAGACCCAAAAATCGTAAAAGAAAATGTGGGATATAAAAGACTCCCGCGAAAATATTTGGTTCCCCGAAAAAACTTTCGTATATTTACCATGTAAATAAAGATAAAGTTATGAGAACTAAGTTAATTGAATTTCTATTAGATAAAAAAAGTAAAGGTTTGCCTATGAATATAGGTGAAGCTATGAGTGTATTAAATATCACTCATGATGAAGGAGGTCCAATGGGAAAACAAGTTATAGTTTTCAGACAGGAGTGGGAAAAAAATAATAAATAATTAAAATAATAAAGGTTATGTCAAATCAAATTAATGAACAAATTTTAGAAGACTTGTTTGAAAAATATTTAGAACAAGGTTATAGTGAAGAAGAAGCTGCTAAATTAGTAGAAGAAGAATTTCAAATGCTTTACCTATAATGGCACTCTGGAAATTTACAAACTTAAATAAATATGGTAACCCCAGGTCTAGAATTATCTATAAACCTGATGGTGAACCATTTGGTTTTAATCCTAAAGGATTTGGTTCATTTATAAATGTACGAATGTTTAGATATGAATATAAACATGAGGTATTACCTCCAACGTTAGCTACATTTAGAGGTCAAAAATATATTGTTCCTACTTGGCAAAAAGTAGATCCAAATACTACTCTTAATGATATTGAATGGATTAAGCCAAAACCTAAAAAACAAAGATCAAAAACAGTTATAAAAACTTTTAATAGTGGTAGTAGCGATGCTGTCTATACTACAAAATACTATCCAGACTCAGGTAAATATTATTGTGATTGTCCTGGTTCATGGAGATCGTATGGTAACTGTAAACATATAAAAGAAATGAGAAATGATAAAAAACATTAAAAACCATTTATTGACTTATTTATTTTCAGATTGGATGGAAAATGAAAAAGATGTATCTAAAATTATTAGTTTAAAAAATACATTACAAAGTCAACAAGATAAATTAACTGGGTATAAGCCTATAATAGGTTTTAATTTAAATAGAAACAAATGAAACATTACTTAAACGAAGGAAAAGAAATATTAAAAAAAGATAATAATTGGGATCCAAATGATTGGCAAGGTAGAAGTAAACAACAATACGAAAGTAGTGCAGTTGGTGCTTTTATTTCTCTTTTAGGAATTGCATTAGCAATCACTTATTATATAATATTTAAATTTTTATTTTAATATGGATGAAGCTAAAATTAATAAAAATCAAAGGTATTGTCCTAATCCTGTTGTAATGGTATTTAAAACTTCAAATAGAAGTAATGCTAAAACTAAGATGAAAGTATGGAGAAATACAAATGTCGATTATATTAATACAGCTCCTAAACTACCAGGAGTTCCAGACTGCGCAGTAATATTGAAACTTGCGGTAGGTGAGAGTTTTATAGAAAAGTATCGATCTCTATACAAGTTATAATATTTATCACCAAACATAAAAAAGTAATATGGCAACAAGAGCATTAATAGGATTTTTAGATGACGACAAACAGCTTGTCGGAACCTATAACCATTACGATGGTTATCCTGAGCATTTAGGTAAAGTTTTAGTAAAACATTTTAATGATGAAGAAGCAGCTGAAAGATTAGCTAGCACAGGGTATATATCATCAATTGATATAGACACAGGAGATATTGATTCAAAATATGACGAAGAACCATCATACAAAGTATTAGATGCTGAGTCAGCATTTGAAGCAGGATTAATGATAGGTGATATGGTAGATTCATTTGGAGGTGATTATGGATATGTTTGGGTTAAACCATTACAAAAATGGATTACTGTCAAAAATAATGGAACTGCCAACATAGCTAAACAAATTGAGGATGAGTTAGGTGAGTCAGGAATGTATATGGTAGATGAAATAGAAGAAAATATTATGGAAGAAGGTTATGAAGCTAAATGGGCTAAATTCTTAAATGAAGCTAAAGATGTAAATTTTGATATAATTAAATCTTATATTAAAAACAAAGCAAATAATGGACAATACCAAGATGGATCATTTGATTATGCTATAGATGCTTATATAGATTCACTAAAAAATAGCTTTAGACTAGGCGCTAAAGCGGATTATGTAGATTATGAAATGGACGACTATGTTGAAGATTTCGATAACTACCTTTTCGATAGAATGGATAGCTAAATCCATTAAAAAACCAACACTTTAGGTTGGATAACACGGTCAAATTTATTATCGTTCCCGTTCGACATTTGAAAAATGTATAAGTCGGCTACGATAAGTTATCTTAAGTAGTAGGCCACTACGTTTTCAAATTAAACTAATTATTAACCAAAATCAAAATTATGAAAAAAATGATTTTAACATTAGCTCTGTCTCTTTTTATAGCAGTTGGAGTTAATGCTCAAAACGCAAAAGGTGACTGGTACGTAGGTACTGGTGACATTGCCAATGTATCATGGACTGAATGGTCTGTAAGCCCAACAGTTGGATACGCTTTTACAGATAAACTACAAGTTGGTTTAAATGTATCACAAGCAGATTCTACTGAGGACGTTGGAATTGATGTACATGCAAGATATTTCTTTAATGAATTTTTTGTATATGCAGCATCTCCAGGACTTGAAACAGATGCATTACAAGTAGGAGTTGGTAAAATGTTTTCATTCCACAAAAATGGAATGTTCATTGATCCTAAAGTTGTATACGATTCAGCAGCTAAAACAACTAACTTACAGTTAGGGTTTGGCCTGAAGTTTTAATTTTTATTAACTAAAAAAGAACAATTATGGATAATGTAATTAAGTATGTAACTGGATTTTTTGGTGGATTGTTATCAATTATGATGGCAGTTGTACCAGTAGCAATCCTATGGTATGTGTTAACAGGTACCACTATATTCGGAATGGATATAGTAGGAAATTTAACAGGTTTACTAACCGTATTCGGTGAAGGTGGATTTGTTGGATTAGTAGCACTAGTGATCTTAGCTAAATTCTTTATAGACAGAAAATAAGCTAAGTTAAGATTATCATGATAAAAAGAAAGGCGCCTTAATTGGCGCCTTTTTTGGCTTCCATAAAAATTTTTCGTATATTTATTAATATGAATAATAAAGAAATATTACAAGTAGCAAATAAGGTATATCCTAAAATAAGGGAATACTATGGATTGGGTAAAAAAGAATACCCACCTATTGAAGTTCATAAAAACATATTAGTTAGATTAACAGGAGAACCAGAAGCTGAAGGTGAACCTGCTGATGCTGAGTTTGATAGAAAAGAAAATAAAATATTTTTATACACTGATTATAATAATAGTGTTGAAGATGTAATAAGAGGAATTATTCATGAATATATTCATTACTTACAATCAGGTTCATGGATGAAAAGATATTATAATATGGGTTATACTTATGGCAATCACCCATACGAAGTTGATGCAAAGAAAGCTGAAAAAGACTGGAAGAAATTTGCATAAATATTTGGTTTCTCAAAAAAGGGTTCGTATATTGACCCCATATTAATTAAAAACAATAAAGGTTATGTCTAGTAAAATTAATTTCAAAGCACTTTTAGGTATGTTAGCTTCATTCTATGTTGCTTATTTAACAGCAGCTGGTATAATGCAACAAATAATTCCATTCTCAGGTGAATTAAATGAGATGGGATTTTTTATTTTAAACCTAATTATGGGTGGTTGTTGTTTAATGTGTATTAAAAAATAAGTTATGGCTGAAGTAAAAACATACGAAGATGGTTGGGACTGCGAACCAAAACTCCAAGAAGCAGTTAACGAAATAGATAAATGTCATCATTTTATATATGAGATTAAAAATTGTGTACGTTCATCTGAATTAGATTATATGGTATATGAGATGAGAGATTTTCTCAATGCTGCAATTTGTAAATTAGATGAAATAGATGTTAAACAAGAATTTAAAACTATAGAAGATGAGCGATAAAATATTTTGGGTAGACGATTTTCAAGGCACTGCAAAAGGCGGCTACTACTTCAGAGCATTTGACTTAGTTAAATTTATGAAGGATGTTGAAGAACAAGAAGATACCAAAGTGGTAGGTTTATCATTTGAAGGTAATAATGTAAATGTAATAATAAAAAAAGATGAAGAAAAATAAAAAAACATTTTTAACACCTAAGTGGTTAGAAATTAAATTAATGTATGAAAATGGAACTAATGGTTCTGATGAGTATGGTACTAATTTTCCAATTGGTGGTGAATTAGACAAATTAACACGTGAATTTATAGACATCATAGGTGAATTTACTCATGAATTTGGATGGGATTGTGTCATTGAAGATGTTAAAATGGATTTATGGAAAGAAAGAATTTGGTCACTAGTTGAAAATGCTGGTTTGCTTCCTAATATTGCTTGGAAAGATGATTTAGCTGCTGAATTAGAAAAAGAAGAAACTAAAGTAGATGATGATGATATTTGGGAAATGACTGAAGAAGAATTAGAAGAGGAAATTTATAAAACAATTAAATGATAGCATATAAAGAATTATTTATAGGTGTGTTTTGGTTTTTAATGGCACACCTAGTAACGTTTTACCAATTAAATGGTCAATTTTTTAAATCAACAGATTGGTTTAGAAAAAATGAATTTATACTAGCTTGTTTTGGCTTAATTATATCTTATTTTTATATTTGGGGAACTAAATATGCTGTTAATGGATTTGATGGGTTATTATGGCCTGCTAGATTTATTGGATTTGGTGTAGGAATGATTATCTATGCCTTACTAGTAAATTACCATTTTGGTGAAACTTTAACACCTAAAACAATAGTTAGTTTAGGTATAGCATTAATATTAATATGTATACAAGTATTATGGAAATAAGAAAAATAAATAGTATAGGAATAGTTTTAGTATTCGCGTTAGTTATATTTACGTTTATGTTAATAATGACAAATAAAACTCCTTATAAAAAGGAAGCAATACCTCCTAAATATCAAGATCAAGTAGATGAGTTAAATAAATCATTGTATGATGCCGAAAAAACTTACTCATTAGATAATAACCCAAATATAGTACATTGGGAAATTATTGATGGTGAATTAAGCATTTATACAAAAGCAGATTCTATTAGAGATGAAAGAGAAAGATGGAGATATAAAGATTCATTATATAAAGCAGAAACGAAAGGGCTTTTTGACAACTAGCCAGATATTAATACGTATATACAGTGATAACCGATTATTTAAAGTACCTAAATGGCAATGCTTATATTGTGAAAAGGGAAGTAGCCACACACAATTTTAGCATTAAAGGTGAAAACCGATTGAATATGGAGATGGTACAAGCTTTTATGAATTGGTTAGGATGTGATCATGTGTTGAGAACACAAACACATTTTTTATTTTGTGAAACAATCCACGACGCGGAAGTAGTTGAGGTTATGTAAAAAACCTTTTCGCTTGGTCATACCTCGGTTTTAACCTGGGAAACGTGTTGTGGGCTTAATTTTTAAATTAGTTATATGATAAGAACAGCAGAATTCGTAACACCAAAGCACCCAGATAAGTTGTGCGACAGAATTTCAGATTTAATTTTAGATTTACATTTAGCAGAGGATCCTCATTCAAGATGCGCTATTGAAACTTGTGGTGGACATGGTAAAGTATTTATTACAGGTGAAATAACGTCAAATGCAGACGTTTCAGATGATGACATTAGAACAATTGTTCATAATGTAACAGGCATTGAAGACGTAACTATACATTTAGTAAAACAATCACCTGAAATAGCTCAAGGCGTAGACACTGGTGGAGCAGGTGATCAAGGAATTATGATTGGTTATGCTTGTAATGAAAATGAGGAGTTTGTACCTCAAGAGTATTATTTAGCTAGAAAGTTGTGTATGGAAATTTATGAAGTGTATCCGTTTGATGGTAAAACACAAGTTACAATTATAAATGATGATTCAGTAAGAGTAGTTGCTTCATTCCAGAATTCAGATAGTAATACAATTAGACACATAATTAATTCATTTTTCTATAATTTTAAGTATAAAATTGACTCTGTTCATGTAAATCCAGCAGGTGAGTGGAAACAAGGTGGATTTGACGCAGATGCTGGTGTAACTGGTAGAAAATTAGCAGTAGATAATTATGGTCCTAGAATTCCATTAGGAGGTGGTGCATTTTCAGGAAAAGATGCAACTAAAGTTGATAGATCCGCAGCTTATATGGCTAGAAAAATTGCTGTTGATTATCTTAAAGATACTAATGCTAATGAAGTGTTAGTAAGATTGGCTTATGCTATAGGTTATGATCAACCTTTAGAAGCATCAGTAATTATTGATGGTGTTCAATCGCCTTTAGAGTCTTCAGTGTATGATTTAACTCCAAAAGGTATAATTAACTACTTACAATTATTAGAGCCTACATTTAGTGAAACATCTGAGTGGGGTCATATGGGAAGATCAACGACTTGGGGTTAAAAATTTGGAGAAGCAGGAGATCTTTCGTATATTTACAGAGTAAAATTAATTAATGACAAAAAAGATATTATACTTACACGGTTTAGAAAGTCCCCAAGGTGGTGAAAAAGTAGATTTTCTAGCAACTAAAGCGTTTGTTCACGCTCCAGCTATTGATTATACTAGAAATGATATATTTTCATTTTTATGTTCTACTATTGAGGAGTTTAATCCAGATTTAATTATAGGTTCAAGTATGGGTGGTTATTCAGCATTTATTTTAGGTGCTCTTTATAAGATTCCTGTTTTAGCTTTTAACCCAGCTTTACATTCTAGAACATTAGAACCTAACTTCCCTCAGTTTGTAAAAGAGCATTTTCCTAATGAATTTACTGTGGTGCTTGGTGAAAAAGACACCGTTATACCGCCTAATAAAACGTTAGATTGGCTTAAAGATCATGTTAAAGATAGATGGGTGAAGTCAGATATTCAAACGATTAAAACGATGGGACATAGAGTGCCTTTTACTGATTTTGTTGATATGTATAACAAAATAGTAAGATAAAATCATGAAAGAATTACAAAATTTTAGAAGATTCCTTAACGAAGAAATAATGAAAGGAGATTCTGTTGTCCTTAAAGGTGATGATGAAAAAATGGAAGTACTATCAGTTAGAGATATGTTTGCTTCTGATTTAAAAGCTTATAGGGTTAAAAATGCAGATGGTGAAACATTTGAGTATTCAGAAGATCAAATTGAAAAAGTAAATTTAGAGGAAATGGATGAAGAAAGTTGGAACGATAAAAATAGTCCAGCTAGAGGTGATCAATTAAGAGATCCTAAAAAAGTAGGTCAAGCAACTGGTCCTTATTCTATAAGAAAAGAAGGAATTGATGAAAATATGTACATTGATGATGAGGAATTTGAAATGGAAATGGGTAGATCTAAAAAAGATTCATTAAAGAAAGAAATGATGATTCATGTTGACCAATTATTAGATGGTAATATTGATATGAATGATTTTATGAATGTAGTAGAAGACATAATGAGTGAATTAAGATGAAAGAATTACACACATTTAGAAAATTTTTAAACGAAGGTACTTGTGGTTACACTCCAGATGGTAAACCAAGATCTAAACCAGCAGGTCCAATAAAAGAATTTGTTGGTGGTACTTTAGAAAAAAGAAATAATATTTTATTTGATAAATTAGTTCCTGGATCAGGTGCTGCAGAAACAGTTGAAGGTGAATTAATGAGAGCTATAAACAGATTAGTTTATAGATGGTATAATGATGGAGATTATTTTTATAAAGGATATGGTGCTGAAACAGCAGGTCCTGCTCATTCATTCTTAGTTAATTCAAATCAAATTGACTTTCCATTACAATCTACTTTAACAAGTACATTTAATAAAGCAATAGATGCTAGTGAAGATGGGTATGAAAGATTAATTAAATTTGCTTTAGAAAAAGTAGTAGATCATGTTGAAGCAACTCCTGAAGATGAATACACACCATTAAAACAAGAAATGTTTGATTTTGAGTCTGAATTTGAAGATGAAGAAGTTTATGATGATGATTACTATGATGAAGAAGATGATGACTATTATCAATAATGCCTAAGAAAAGAAAATTAAATAGTAAAAATCCTAAATACTGGCCAGTTGATAAAACTGAACAGCCTGTCGTTGAAAGAGAATTAATTAATGTAATTTTAATTCCTGATGGGAAAAAAGTAAGAAAAG